GGATTTCATGCTTTTCTTGAACTTCGGGACTTGTTGCTGTTGAGCAAGTCGGATGTATGGCTGCGCGGCAGTTGTTCCACGATTTCCGTTTTTGCGGCCAAATTCTACCGCCTTGGCTTTGATCTGGGCGTCCCTTTCTTTGGGCGCAGCCTCAACAGCGCCCTGATAAACACCGTCTCTGTTTTCATATTTTGTGTGAATCCAGCCTTTTAGCTGGCCACTGTCCACAGGGACCAGCGCCTTCGCTAGCCGTGCTGCCGCTTCGGTGTTGCGCTTGATGGCTTTGACCATCTGCTTTTCAACAGCGTCTGGCATTTTATCGAATTGCTTTCTTAGCTTCTTTGCGCCTGTCACCCTCACGACGCCACCCCGCGTTCAAGCAAGAACTCAATCACTGTGTTTTTGGCGTCAATCTGAGTGACGTTCTTGATCGCCCAAGTCGTGCCGCGAATGTAAACGCGATCCGCAGACGTAACGCCTTGCGTGAAGCTGTCAGAGCGGCAACGCATTGTCGCTGTGGCAACGTCTGCCAATGCTCCGGCCTCTATGCGCTCTTTACCTTTTGTTTCACGCATGTCAGCAGCACGAAATCCAAGGTCTGCCCACCCTGAATAGACGTTTCCATAGTCATCAACCGCGCCTTCTGACAGGCGCTGGAATGTGGCTTTTTCACGATAACGCCCAGCGTTAACCATACCAGCAGTTCCGGTGCATATTTAGCAGAGACTCAAAGCCAAACGGAATGTTTGACAGTTCGTCATATCCTGTTTGCTCGCGGTTGTCGTACCAGTGTCCTACAAGCAGCATGAGTGCGTGACGAATGGTCTGCGGGACGTCTGTTGTGGCGTCACCATATCCAATTTCATATTCAATTTTGATTGCGTCTTGTCTGTCTTGCGCGACAGGCCATGAAAAGCCCTCTTTTGGGCTAATCTGCGTGGCGAATTGCGTGCCAAAGACTTCATAGTTTGCAAGCGTGTCAGTCTGCAAATTGCCGTCAGTGTCATAGTATTTGACCGCATTAACGCCCTGAACAGGTCCAAGGATCAAATTAACAGTTTGCGGAGGTGTTGAATTGATCCACTGCGCCCACTTTTGCGTTATCATCGCTTGGCCTAAAGCACCCTGAACGTCAGTATATGCCACTGCGACTGCGATCAGGCGCGTCAGCATCGTGTCGTCGTCAGTGCTTTCTACGCGCAACTGTTCCTTCACCTCCGACAGCGTGATCGGTGTTGTCGATGGCGCGTCAACGATCTCAAGCGCGTGATAACAGGCGAGTGGCTTTGGCATCGTCTAGTCCTCTGGCACAGCCTTGCGGGTCTTTACCTTTTTGACAGCGCGTTCAACCTTTGCAGGCGCAGAAATTGGCTCTGCAATTCCAGCTTCGATGTAGCGCTTGGCTTCGGCCTCGTTGCAATCGATCTCATCGCCAGAGTTGTGACTGAAGTCGATCCCGGCCATGCCTGTCAATAAACGAACTTTCATTAAAATTCTCCTAGCATGAGAGAGCGGGGACCGAAGCCCCCGCCCAAGTTATTTACGCACAAACAAGGTGCTTGACTGCGGCTGTGTTGGAAAGAACACCGCTGAAGCGTATGTAACCCAACAGCCCGAAATCCGGGGCGAAGCGTTCCCGCGCCACGTAGATCGACGGTGCGCCAACCTTGCGGACGTAGAACTTCGACATATCACCAAACAACATCACTTTGTTGCCTGTGCCAAGGCTCGCCATCGCTTGGTTTACGACAACATCATAACCAAGCAAGTTCTGCGGAACGCCTGCCTGATAGTTGCCCATCTGCCAGAGATAGTTGCCGTCACCGTCCTTGAGCTTACGAACCGCAGCAAGTGTGCTGTCGTTCATCATGATCGCGGTCGCAGCAGAGTTGCGATAAGCAGGATCGACAGAGTGGATCAGGTCAATGATCTCATCTGCTGTTACGGCTGCAACGGCTGCTGCTGTCTTACCAGCGGCAGAGTTGGTCACAATGCCTTCAACATCAGACGATCCCGAACCAGTCGTCAGCTTGTCGTTAGCGATGCGACCAAGGCGCTCACCAATCAACTCGCCAAGCAGGCTTTCCATATTCAGGATGCTGTCAGCATTCAGTTCAGCAGACCAGCGGATCCACTCCGAATCGAAGGAGAACGCGCCAACCGACTTCTGCCCGAAGGTGGCATCCTTGCCGCCGTCGTCTGTTGGCTGAGTGCCTTCAGTGTGAGCCACCGCAGTTACGGCTGTGTCGTCAACAGTTGGAATGTTGAACGTGCGGCCATCAGCAGAGTTGATGACGGTAAACAGTTCATTGCCGTACATCGGACCAGTTGCGACCATCGATTTCTCAATGAACGTAGCCAGTTCAGTCGGAACCGTATAGCCACCAGCGGAGTCAGTGCCAGCAGTCTGTGCGCGGTTCTCGCGGAGAACATTGCGGACTTCTGAGTCCACATATGCGTCGCCGCCGCATGCAATCATTTCAGCGAATGCAGCGCGGTAGTCCATTTTGAAACCTTCGTCTACAGCAGGCGCAGAACGATTTTCAAATGCTGGACGACGATCAAGATCAACATCTTCGCCTGCGCGAAGTGCAGCTTCAACCTTGTTAAGACGCTCGACCTTTGCGGCCAGCTTGTCGTGATCTGCCATCATGGCATCAAATTCACGCTCGACTTCCGCAGCGCGGTCTTCTTTTGTGCTGTCTGTCACTTCATCCAGCTTTGCGCGGGCCTCGGTGGCGATCTTCGCCATCTTCTCCCGCAGGTCTTTAATATCAGCCATTTTTGGCCTCCATCTAAGGGATCTGGTCTGTCATCACGACGATCAGTCCAAGCACTTGCCCAGGGTGCAGGGATGGGCGAACAGCGGGAGTCCGCTGCTATTCTTTACAACTTGGCCTTCATGCGAAGGCGTCTCGCTGCTTGTGTCTTTGCTTCGCTGGCACGGTGCGCTTCAAGAGAGCGCAAGCCAATTTCAGTGCCTGAATATGCAGGCATTGTTACAATGGCCACGTCATACAATTCCAAATCTTGGATGGTTCGCTTTGGCATGTCGCCGCTGTCGTTCCATTCTTGGCGCGTCGGCACAAACGCAAATGACATTTTGTCCAAGTCACCGCGCTTCATCTTTGGAACGATTGCACGAACGTCTGGGTCAGAACCGTCTAGCTCTGTTTCCATATACAAGCCGCGCTCATCTTCAGTCAGACGCAGCGTTCCAGATCGCGTGCGAGCCAACGGCAGGCCGTCATGGTTGATTAAGAAAACAACATCGTCCTGACGCTCAAGAGCGCTGGAAAATGCGCCGCGCTCGATAACTTCGGTAAACATACCAGCGATATTTGTTTCTTCACCGAAAACAGCGGCATATCCAGACACGCGAATTGCGCTTCCTTCGTCATCTCTGATTTCAAGCGGTTGAACCACTGCGCGAATTTCACGTTCAGACATTTCAGCCTCCATAGATTTCGGCAAATGTAACACAGAAACCGCATCTGCGCCCATACAACTTCGATCATTTGCATCTTGATCAATTTGAGCGTTGGCCCACGACTGCCCAGCATCACCGCCCCAAAGCGCCCATGCGATGCGGCCAGCGCTTGGATAGCCGTCCTCGCCTGGGCTGAACCCTTCTGCTTCCTTATCAACTTCGTGACGTGCAAAATAGCTGGCCATTCGCCGCACAGTGTCCATGCTCAAGTTGACGCCGTTGGAAATATCACGCGCGCGAGCAACACCCACTTCAGTGCCGCCGCGCCCAAACTCACGACGCCATTCAAGACCTCGCTCTGCTTCTTCTCGCATTGCCTTATTCGGTGTCGGCATCGCTGCCTCCGACTTGCGCTGTGATCGGAACTGTTGCGCCCTGAACCATCAAACTATCGCCACCGGCAGCGGGTGGCATGTTCTCAATTGTGCGGACCTCGTTGGGCGTGCGGATCGCGTTCTGGATCGTTGTCGCATGCGCGTCCATGCGGGTCTTGAAGTCGCCGCGCAGAAGGCCGTCCACGTTGAACTCAACATATTGCTTGGAGCCGCGCGGAAAGAGCTTCAGGTTCATTTCCTGTTCAACCTGTTCAATCCAGCGCTTCAGCGTGTGCTTCACAAACTGCAAATCCTGTTGCTCAGTGTTGCTGAATGTGCCGTGTGTCAAATCTTGCAGGAACACAGGTGGCAAGCTGTAAATCCGCGCAATCTGTTCGATGCTAAAGCGTTGCAACTCGATTAACTGCATCTGTTCAGGGTTGAAGCCGATCTGCTTCATTTCGTGGCCCATCGGCAGAGCCATCACAGGCCGACCTTCGCGGGCCATCTTTTCAGTCGTCTTGGCTACGTCATCAGACGCCCGTGCAGCCACTGCACCGCTCTGGAATGGCCCTTGCAGGACCACCGGAGGAATGCCACCCGATTGGAACGCCTTCGCGCCGTAGCGGCTTGCTGCGATAGCCATGCCGATTGCATCGCGGTTTGTCGAGATCGGACCACGAACATCGAGGCCGTTAGACTTGACCATAAATGGTACGTCCAAGACTTCATTCGCGGCATAAGTCACGCCCTTGCAGAGATATACGCGAATTTGTCGCTTGCCTTCAGTGCGATGCTCAACGCGCGTGTGCTGCGGATCAAGAGGCCAAAGGTTTTTAATTGCGCCATTCTCTGAGCGCTCAATGTATGTGACGCAGCGCCCACCTGTGAACACCTGATCAAACATATACTTGCGCCACTCAAATGACGACATGGTGTCGTTTGCCACATCGTGCAAAATGCCTTCAAGCGGGCCTGTTGATCGCTGACGGCCATTTGCTGTCTTGCGATAGACATGCAGCGGAAGACCTGCCAGCGTGCCGCTGAGAAAGTTGACAGCAGCCCAAACAGCAGGAACGCCCAAAGCAGTGTCGGTGTTGACCGTAACGCCAGCGGATGCTGTCATCTCGCCCCAACCCATGACCTGCAAAAAATCTTCCGCAGACACGGGTGAGCTTGGGTTTTCAAGATTGCGACCTTCCGTTTTGCGGAAGCGGTCAAAAAATGCCATTACGAGCGTCCTCGTTGTTTGCAGCAAATTATCACATTAGCCGCTTATCGTAAAGGCAGGCGCTATACGTCCTCCAGCATCAGCCGGATGCAGTATGCCGCGACAGGATTAAGCGGTCGTTCTCCGCTCTCCCAGCGGCGTATGGTGCGACCTCCGTTATCGCCCATGCACCATTCATCTGCGAGCGCCTGCTGGCTGTAGCAGAGAGCGCGTCGTGCGTCTTTGAATTGTGTCGGTGTCATTGTCGTTCTCCTTAAGTGTCATTATATTTTACTCATAAGCCGGTGGGTAATTTGAGGCGATAAAATCATGAACCCCTTGCACGCTATAAATTGGCTCCGACCGATACCCACCAGTAACTCGCACGATGTTTCCACTAGGATAAGCGTCAAAGCCTGCATATTTTAAATCGATTAAAGCCTGTTTCTGGAAGCAATTGATATTTTCCATATTTTTCCCCTTTCCTTGTTTTGTTTTGTTAGTCGCAAGCGTGGATCTGTTTTCCGTCATGCCGCGCCCCCTAAGCTTGCTTTCACACGGTCGCGCAACGGTCCAGCACAATAATATGCTGCGCCAAACGCGTCACGCTCCGCCCATCCAAGCGCGACAAGCGCGGCGGAATGGCGCTGTCCCGTCATGCATTCCCGCGCCGCGTGGAATGGCATTCGTGACCCCATGATCCATATATGCCGGTCCGGGCAATATGTCTCCACTGTGTAAGACCGCGCGCCCCATCGTTGCATGCGGACCGTCGCAATCGCGTGACGGATTGCTTTATTGATTGTCATGATTTCCCCCCCCATCACTCGCCCCAAATCGAGGGCAGGCCGTCCATTTCCCAAGCGACCAATTTATCGCCATAAGACGGTAAGTTAAGTATAGCTAACATAGCATCCACATCATCCTCCTCATGGCCTTCTGGCGCTTCAGACCATTGCTGCATGGCTTCATAGCTCTCTAAAATTTCTGAAGGTGTTTTAGCTTCGATATAAGACTGAATTGCGTTTTCCATTGTCATTGTCGTTCTCCTTGGTTGCTTGTTTCTATACACATAGATATAGGGCCAGTGGTCCTGACTGTAAAGGGAGTCAGGTCACTTTTTTTGAATTATTTTTGCAGGCTAAACTCAGGATCGTCCCACGGAGATGTCGCCACTAAACCTTCGCCCATAGCCTCAACGCCCAGTGCCATCGCCAACGCAACCAATCCGTCGATCCGGCCAATCGACTTAGCCTTGTTCAGCTTCCTGTTGCCCGCTGGATCGCGTTCAGCAATTGCGTTGGCCGCGCACATATTGAGAACAGGATGTCCGCCGTGGTGTAGCTTGTGATCGACGACCAGGCGTTCCAGCTTGTCGACCGCAGGAGCCATGTCTTTAAAGCCTTGACCAAAAGACTGCATAGGAAGTTGAACGCCGATGGTGTCAAGTTCGCGGGTGAAGTCGTTGATGCGCCAGCGATCATAGGCCATCAGTTGCAGGTCGAAATTCTCCGCAGCTTCCGCAACATGCTGCGCGACAACAGCAGGCACAATCACAGGACCGTCAATCAGCGTGATGTGGCCTTGCTTCGCCCAGACATCATAGGGAACCTTGTCTTCTTTGGCGCGTTCCCGAATGCCATCCGCAGGCATAAAAAAATGCGGAACAATGTGATATTTGTCGCCATCAGGGAACGCCATCACAAATGCGGTCAAGTCGCGGCTGGATGACAGGTCAAGACCAGCAAAGCACGTCGCACCGCTGTTGACTTGAGGCGCGGCCTTGTTGGCCTCCCACTCTGCACGGTTCAGGAATGGACTGGTCGCCTCAATCCTTTGGTTCAAGAACAGCCAGCGAAAGCTGTTTTCCTTTGCAGGAAGACGATTCGCCTGCTTCGCGAAGTCCTGCACGTCCTTCAGACTGCGAAACTCACCAAGCGCGGGATTGGCATCCTTCCAGGCCTTGCGATCCATCACGTCGCAATCTTCCGGCGCGGTGTAAACGTGGCTGACGATCCGCTTGTCCTTGGCGTTCTTTGCATCATCCAGCCAGATCGAAAAAAGATCGCCATCAGTTGACGCCTGCGTGCTGATCGCGATCAGAAGCGGATCGTCGTGTGCGCCTTGAGCGGTTTCGATTGCTTCGATAAAGCTGTCAGTCGGACCACGCACTTGGCCGACCTCATCCAAGATTGCCAAGACAGGTGACAGGCCGTGAGCCGTGCCTGCTTCGGCACTGATTGCTCGATACTCAACATTCATCGGCAGGCCGACCAAACTTTTCTGGCTAGGCACAATTTTAATAAGCTGAGACAATCGCGGAGACAACCGAACCATCTTTTCTGCCAGCTTGAAGACGAGGCTTGCCTGATCTCTTGACCGTGCGCCGCTAATGATCTGGCTGTTTTGCCTCGCCTCTGGCCCCACGATGTGCGCGAGAAGGATCGCAGCAATCAGCGCAGACTTGCCGTTCTTCCTGCCGACCGACAGGTAGGCGCGGCTCGTCCCCTTCGGGTTGTCGTAAATGTCCAGAATGAACTTGCGCTGGAATGCCATCAGCTTCATCGGCTGACCGACCAGCTTGCCCTCTGGAACAGGGCAGAAGGTTTCAATGAACTGACAGACTTTTTCGCCGCGTGTTAGTTCCCGAACCAATTGAAAATTCTCCTTAGAGCATATGAACGCACCAAGCTCACCGCAGTGAACGCAAGCCCGATGGCAAAGCTGTCTGCGACTGTTACGTCATATCCAAACAACGGCAGGATTAGGATGTTTGCAAGCACGCTGACAAGGTAGCCGATCAGGACATTGAACGACGCCTCGACCGCGCTCATCAATCGGCTTTGCATTGCTTCGCCTCAAGTTGCGCATAAGTTTCGCCGCTGGCTTCGTGCGTTGCCTTCTCGCCTGTGAAGTCTTGCCAGCGCTTGATGATGACGTCGCAGTATTTTGGGTCTAGTTCCATCATGCGGCAGTCGCGGGCCGTCTTTTCGCAGGCGATAGCAGTCGTTCCGCTTCCGCCAAAAGGCTCAAACACAATGCCAGTATTTTTCGCCACGATTGAAATACCCCTTTCTGGCAACTCAACAGGGAAGCAAGCCTTGTGATTTTCTGCCTGCGAACCAGTGTTGCTCACTTGCCAAAAATTGCTTGTCACTTCCTTGACGGACACAGGCTGCTTGTTTGTTGACAAAACATATATCGGCTCCCAATCTCTCATCAGAGAGCCTTTAAATGGTATTGTGCTGCTCTTTTTCCAGCATATTTGTTCAACGAGATAGGGTAACCGCGCTGATATTTGCTGAATATATTCATATCGTGACTTGGCGTTATAGCTGACATTCCAAAAAATAAAGCCATCTGTCACGGCAAAGCATATTTCCAAAACAGAAGAAGCAAAGTCAACATAATCCTGAGAGCCAAGATTGTCTGAATATCCATTGTCATACAGCTTTACGCTTTTTTTCTTATTAAAGATGTCACCCTGACCCGCTTTTGCGTCTGCATTGTAGGGAGGCGATGTAAAGACCATGTCGGCTTTCTGCCCATCCATCAGCTTCTCAACCGCATCAATGCTTGTGCTATCCCCGCACATCAACCGATGCCGCCCTAGCACCCAAACATCGCCCTCGACCGTGACAGGCACCTCTGGGGCGTCAGGCACGGCGTCCTCGTCTGTAAGACCCTCTTCAGGCTCTCCAGTAAGCAACGCCGCCAACTCATCATCAGAGAAACCCATCAACTCACCAAAGTCGCCAGCCAAATCTTCCAACTCAACGCGCAGCGCTTCTTCATCCCAGCCCGCGTTCAGCGCCAGCTTGTTATCAGCAATCACCAGCGCACGGCGCTTTCGATCATCAAGACCAGTTACAACGACCGCAGGAACTTGATCCATCTTAGCCTTACGCGCTGCAAGCAACCGCCCGTGACCAGCGATCAGGTTGGCGTCCTGGTCGATCAGGACCGGATTTGTAAATCCAAACTCTCGAATGCTTGCCGCAAGCTGTGCCACTTGTTCGTCGCTGTGCGTGCGACTGTTCAGCGCGTAGGGGATCAAGTCCTCAACCGCGACGATCTTGTGTTCATAAAATTCCATCAGTTTGTCCTTGGCATAGCGATCAATCCGTCATCGCTAAAAGACTCAATTGTCTTTCTGGCGTCAACCGACGCTCGCGCAGAGCCGTTTATCGTGCGCGGGTCGCTGGCCTGCTGGTTCAGCGACATAGACCGAATCACAGCCATCTGACGACGCTCCAACGTGTCAATCACAGCCAGTAATGGATTGGCAACAAGCGTGCCGCGCTTGTTCTGGATAAGCACGCCCGACCGATCAAGCGTTTCTTGATGCTTACGAATGTCAGCTTCCATGCGCACCACCTTGGCAAGCAGAAGCAAGTCCATGTCGCGCCAATCCTCGCGTGCGCGTGCGCGAGTGAACTGCTCCCAGATGACCATTTCTTCATCAGAACGCAACTCAACGCCTTGCGGCAAAGGAACGCTGTCCATAGCGCCCTTGAACCCTCCTAGGGCTGCTGTGACGCTGTTCTTGTCGCTGCGCTTCTTTTGGCTCATTGTTTTCTCCTAAAATTTCCGTAAACGCGAAAAAAGAAAGT